ATTCTGCAACTATATTTGGTAATGGAGACTTTACCCACCATCAAGCTAATTTTGAATTTATAAAGTAATTAGTTATGAACGGAATAACGATAAACAACAAGCAGTACATATTTATCGAAACAAGCGAGGATTTCGATTGCGACAAGTGCGATTTGAACGATGAAGACGTATGTCAAACCAGTATTATCTGCAAGCATTTCAACCACTTGCTGCATGGAAGTGAAGGGTATGGAGTATTTAAGGAACTAAAAGAAGAAAAGTAACATGAACAGAGAAATATTATTTAGAGCAAAATGTTCTGGCGTTTGGCGTTATGGTTATTACGTACATTTTGACAAAACCCCAACAGATTCATTGTTTAATGAAAGATACAATGATTTTATTATAACTAATGGTGAAAAATGTGCACATTATTATCCAATTACAGACATTTCATCTATCGGACAGTACACAGGATTAACCGATAAGAATGGAAACAAAATATTTGAAGGTGATATACTTGAGTACTATGAATTAGAAACTTATTGTATTAACCCTGACTGTGATGGACATCTACGTGGTTACGGAAGTAGTTTGCGTCAAAAGGATGGTGTTGTTAAATTCCATAATGGCGAGTTTGCAGTGGACGATGGTAACGCTTATCTAACGGGCTTATCTATTTGTGGAATTTACAAAGAATCGTTAAACGATTTAAAAGAAAACGCATATTTTGAGGCTAATGGATACGACATTGACAATTCTATAGTCGGTAAAAAAATCATAGGTAACGTAACAGATAATCCTGAATTAATGGAGTAAGCGTATGAAACTCACACACGCATCTTTATTCTCAGGCATAGGTGAGCGTTCGTGCTTAACAGTGGCGGACTTGATATACCATATGTCCTGCGTGAAGAGTTTGTGAAAGCTGTTGATAGGAGTATTGAACAATTAGAAAAATAAATAGAGGAATTATGAAAGTAGACACAGTAAATGAAATTAAAGCCCTTGCAGGGGAAAGCATAAGATTGAAACAATTTATTAATGTAGAATTACCTCAAATTATAGACGATTATAAAAATCGTAGAAACAAAGTCGATAAGCATCGTGACGGGTTCGAGAAGGGCGACGCCATACAAAGCTTTAATATTCGCCTTTCATACCAATCTTTTACGGGGACGTGTGGTGACAGTAGCGTGTACTCTGATTTTGCCCCAAATAACGAAGTTATGTCTAAATACTTTTTGGCCTATTTGAATAAACACACGAAGGAAATATTTAACGAAATGGCAGACATGATGCTTGAAGATGCTATTTCTAAAAGAGCGGAAGCTTTAAAAGAACTTGATGATGCAAAACAAGAACTCGATGTGTTACTAAGCAATACGGAGAAAACATGAACGAGAAAAGTTATACAAATCTACGGCAGGGGTTTGTTATAAAGGGCCTTGCCATAGATCCAATGAAACGTAAAAAGTAAATATTATGAAAGTAGTAACAATAGACGATTTAATGTCCGTATGTGGATATGCAACTTCGGAAACAGATGCCAATAACGGATATGGCTGTAATCACCCTGCCCAAGAAGAGGTTGAATACCTTTGGAAAGACGAAGACGGTTATACCCATCGTGGTTATGAAAATGACAAGACAAGACCTAAAACAAAACAAGGTAAATGTTATTCGTTTTCGTGTCCGCTCGCTCAATCGTGTACTTCATTGAACTCCCTTAAAGAGCATGATAAAGACTTATATCATCAAGTCTTAGAAGAGAACAGTGGGATATCATTACAAGAAGTTGAGGATAGCCTCGATGCCTACGAATTCGTAATTGTTGATGATTTGGAAATCGGAGAATAAAAATATTAGTACAATAAAAATAATAATTATGGAAATAGAAATAACACAACCCCGATTGGTGGATGTACGCTACATCAAGGTTGATGCTGGTGTACGCTATTGGCAAGATACAACGGTCAATGGTGAACGAGATATTGACTTTTGCGAAAGTAAGGGTGTCGGCACGCCAAAGATACCGTTTGCCGTGAAAGTTAAGGATGAACCAACGAGCAACATCTATTCCGATCATTACCGATGGCAGCCCGTTATTGACATTACAGGTGGCTATATCGTGGGTTGGAAGAAAGGTGTTAAAGCACAAGTACACTACAAGGTGTGCGACGATGGTACATATAGCCTACTTGATATGGAGTATAAAGAGATTGTCGGCGCCGATAGCTATGTGCCTGACGTTCTTTGTCCTAATGGTGGTGGCTATGGCGATTACATTATCATGGATATTGACGAGGACGGTTTCATCAAGGATTGGCATTGCGAAGCTGACGACCTGACAAATATAATTGAAAATGGGTTTTGAAGAATGAAAGCAGTATGAAAAAGAACAAAGACATTTTCCATAGCTGCAAATGCACAGGGCGAAATTTCACTTTCGACGAATGGGAAAGGTGTAAGCGAAGAGAACCTTCTGGAATATAATTTAATAATTGAAATATGGAACAAAAAGAAAGTAAAAGAAGTGGTAATGAACTTCTTAGGGGAAAGTGTATGACATTTCCAGAGTGTATTACGTGCACTGATATTCAGCATTGTAAAATTGAAATGCGACAAAAAGGAGTGAACGCTTGACATGTACAGACTATGATTGAGGAGCGTTTTGAGTATAAGGTGTGCCAACTGTATGCACCTTGTGATATCCATTTAGAATCATCTTCTTCTGAATTAGAACTTGGGCTAAATGAACTCGGAAATGAAGGATGGGAGGTTATTAAAATGGAAATCTTTAATGATAGAGCCCTGTGTGTTGCCAAGCGTAAACGACGCTAATACAAGTTTATAAAATAAAGACAGGGTAACTTCACAGTCACCCTGCCTTAAATGCAAATAAGAATTAACCAATCCAAAAAGTAACCTCTCGTAAACGCGAAAGGCGAAACTAAAAGGAATTGTATTAATCTTAGTTGCAAAGATAACCAAAATAATCTAATTTTCAAAGACTAACTTAACATTTCGCTACTTGTTGATATTAATTAGC